ATACAGGACCAGACAGAAGTGCAGTCGGTCAGTTTTCTCAATATGGTAAAAATGTATTTAATCAAAATTTAACTAGAGATAATCCATCGAGACGAAGTGGTATAGGTGGATTTCTTTCAGGCATTATTCCAACATTATTAGGTTTTGTTAATCCATTTATAGGAATGGCAGCTAGAGGAATTATGGGAATACCAAAAGGTATAATAAACTTTAATAATAAAATACAAAATTCTGATTTTGGTAAATCAACAAGTCTAGCAGATTATTTAGATATAAGAAGTTATGGTGGTTTTGACGAAAGAGAAAAAGCTAGAAAAGATACTATGGATTCCGCAAAAGATCTTCAATCAAGAATAGATGCAGGTGAGTTTGGTGGTCCTAATCTTAACACAAACAATGCTCCAAAAACAAATGTAAGTATTCAAGGAAAAAATTTAAACGATTTTCAAATAGGTGATCCAGGTAAGTATGCAACTGCAGATGCTTTAACTGAAGCTAATATGGCAGACTATCAAACTAGTTTAGTAGATGAGTTTACACCATACGGAATAGACCGAACAAATTTATATGAAGATTTTGCTGACAACAGAGATTTAATTTCTGAAACTGCAACATCACCACAATTTAATACAAGTTTAATAAATGAATTTGGAGTTAAAGACAGAGGTACCTTTGATGCTAATGAAGGTTTACAATTTGGTTCTATTCCAGGAAATACAAACCAAGGTTTTGGTTTAATGAACTCTGATGCAGCTAAAGCTGCAGCGATGGCTGTTATGAGTAATGCATTTAATCAAAATGTAAATCCTGCAACAAGTGATATGGGTTATCCAGATAGAAATATGAATTTCCCGGATACAGGTATGTTAGTTGCAGATGCTTCTAAAAATGCAAATCAACAAACGTTAGAAAATATTATTAACAAAGATATGTATGAAAAAAATCTACAACCAGCAATAGACAATCAAAATAAAAAAAATCAAATAATTAATAATCCAGATTTACTTAAAGATTTAGGAATTATTACATAGGTTAAACTATGGCTAAAACTCCAATAGGTGAAATTTCAGATTTACTTTTAAATAAACACTCTAATAAAGTTACAGAACTTTATAATCAAAACGTATTAGTAAAAGATATTGGTAAAAAATTAGGTATTAGTAGAGCTGCTGTTTCAAGAATACTTTATATTTTAAAAGAACAAGGTAAAATAAAAGAGCGAGGACAAAAAGGTTTAAAAAATATTATTAATGCGGCATATGACAAGATTAAAAAAAGAGAAGGAAGAAATCCTTATTTATTAGAATTACAAAGAGAAACAGGAGTATTTGACAACGTTATAAAAAAGAATTTGGATAGACCTTTAACATCAGGCAGAACGGTAGGTCCCCTACGAGGCGCTGGCGCAATAGCATCTAAAGAAATGTATAGAACAAAAAAGGTTGATAAGCCACGTCCTCAAAAAATAGCAGGAGAAGCTGCTTCAGTAAATTGGCCAAGTAGTGAAGTTAAAAAAGATTATGTTAAACAATTAGAAGAAATATATAAAAGTCCAAAGGCTAAAAGAACAAACCAAATATTAGCAAAAAATTTTGGAATATCAGTAAATGATGTTGAAAGAATTAATAAAGTTTTAATAAAAGAACGTAATTTAAAATATCCTGAAGCTGATACAACAGCCGTATCTAAACAAAGATATAGTGATTTAAAATTATCTCAAGGTTTTCCCGACATATCAGCTCCTGCAAAAAGTGGTTATCAATTTCATCACATGCTTCCCTACGCAGGTTATGCCAAAGTTAAAAGTGGTGATGTAATGTTATTTAATAAATACCTTAATGCTAAAATAGGTCCAGAAAATTTAGAATTAAATAGAATTGCTAGAGAAATTGTAGGGTTAGATTTAAATGGTGATCCTAATGCTTTAAATAAATTAGATGCATTGAATGCAGAGTCAGAAAAATACTATAACAAAGCTAAAAATAGATTACCTAATAATTTAAAAGGATCAGTAGGGTATATTAAATACAATCCTATTTTTGATGAAAACGGACAAGTTTTTGATTTAGGACAAGAACGTATTGGTGTGGACTCAAAACTTTCATTAAAAAAATTTACCAATGATGTTTCTAAAAATATAAAAGATTTTTCACTTGAAGAGGTAAAAAAATTTAAAACAAATGTTATTAGTGAAGCTAATTCATTAGTTAATAAAACTAAATTATTAAGTAAACCAGATCAAATTAAAATATGTAATTTTTTATCTAATGGTGGTTTGCCTGGTGATTGTGCTAGAGCTATAAGAAAAGATCCAGAAAAAGCTGCACAAATAATTTCTAAAGTTCCTGCAAATACAAAAGAAACTACAGCTGTAAAAGAATCTGCACAAAAACTAATTCGTTTATATCGAGGCGAAGAGCCTGCTAGAAAAACTGAATTATATAAACCAACTAAAAATATGCCTGGTATGTATAGTGAGTCTTTAAAAGGTAGATTCTATTTTGACAATCCTGCAGACGCAAGATATTATGCACAACGTCAAGGAAGTTTAACCGGTAATGTTAAATCAGTAGATGTTCCAGAAAACATGGTTAACATTGGAAGAAAAATGTCTGAACGAAGAAGCGGACCAAGATTAAGTAATGAAATTATTCTTCCTAAAAAATTTGTAGGAAAAGAAACAGTGAATATACCACAAACAGCTATGGCAAGAGCAGGAGCAATAGTTGATAAATTAAAATCTGGAGTAAAATACAACAAAGATGCAGGCACATTTGTTAACACAACAACAAATATGCCAGATAGTAATTTTAATGCTAAAGCTTATGCAGAAAATAATCCAATAGAAGTTAAAGCTGGAACAGAAGATGCATTAAAACCTATCAAAGGTAATTTATTAAAAACAGTGGGAAGAAGTTTAGCAAAAGTAGGAGCTCCACTGCCAACTGCTCTTATAGATAGTTATTTTATTGGTAAACAAATACAAGATGATAGACCCGCAGCAGAAATTGCCAAAGATCCATTGAACTGGTTAGGACTAGCTACAATGTCTACTTTATCTAAAGTTGGAGGTTTAACAAAAAGTGGAGTAGCGGCTCCTGGAACATTAAATGCTGTTTTAAGATTAGGAATGTCTCCGGTAGGGATTGCGGCTATATCTAGATTAGGATATGTTGGATTAGCAGCTTCTACAGCTCTAACTGCGTATGATCAATATAACAAATACAAAAATGAAGAAGGATTGATATACGATTTTTTTAATAAAGGCTCTAAGGCGATCTAATTGACAGAGTCAAAAACAACTGATACAACCCGATAAGGTGTTGAATCAACAGAAAATAGAGGATAGAATAGCTTATGGCTACAATAGATAAAAGTTTACCCAATACAAAGACTGAAATAGAAATTCCAGGAGAAGAAGTAATTGTTGGAGCAAAAGAAGAAGAGGTTGTTGAGGAACAAGGCAAAGAAACAGATATTACCATTGAAGAAGATGGTAGTGCTACAGTTAACTTTGATCCAAAAGCGGTAACTCCAGAAGGTGGTGAAGATCACTTTGAAAACTTAGCAGAATTTTTAGACGACAATGTTTTAGATCCATTAGCCTCAGAGTTAATGGACAAATACAAAGATTACAAACAATCAAGACAAGAATGGGTAGAAAGTTATAAAGAAGGTTTAAATCTTTTAGGATTTAAATATGTAACTAGAACAGAACCATTTAGAGGAGCTAGTTCAGTTACTCACCCAGTATTAGCAGAAGCTGTTACACAATTTCAAGCGCAAGCTTATAAAGAATTATTACCTGCAGAAGGTCCGGTTAGAACTCAGATATTAGGAAATGTAGATGTTCCTAAAGAAGAACAATCTAAACGTGTTAAAGATTTTATGAATTATCAAATTATGGATCAGATGAAAGAATATGAACCAGAGTTTGATCAAATGCTTTTCTATCTACCCCTCAGCGGTTCTACTTTTAAGAAAGTTTATTATGACGATCTATTAGGTAGAGCCGTTTCAAAATTTGTACCAGCTGAAGATCTGGTCGTTCCGTATTCTGCTACCTCATTAGAAGATGCGGAAGCTGTCATCCATGTTCTACGTATTTCTCAAAACGATTTACGTAAACAACAAATCAATGGCTTTTACAGAGACATTGATTTGGGTGAACCGCCTTTACAAGAAGATCAATTAAAACAAAAAGAATTAGAGTTAGAAGGTATTAAACAAAATGGTAGTGAAGATATGTACACCATTTTAGAAATGCATGTAAATATAGATTTAGATGGTTATGAAGATGTTAACCCTGAAGACGGTGAGCCTACAGGAATTAAATTACCTTACATTGTAACTGTCGATGAAGCGAATGGAAAAGTTTTATCTATTAGAAGAAACTATGGTGAAACAGATCCATTAAAAAGAAAAAAAGATTATTTTGTACACTTTAAATTTTTACCAGGTTTAGGTTTTTATGGTTTAGGTTTAATTCACATGATTGGTGGATTATCTAGAACAGCTACAGTTGCATTAAGACAATTGTTAGATGCAGGAACTTTAGCAAACTTACCAGCTGGTTTTAAAACTAGAGGCGTAAGAATGCGTGATGATGCACAACCTTTACAGCCTGGAGAATTTAGAGATGTTGATGTTCCTGGTGGAAACATCAAAGATCAATTTATGCAATTACCATTTAAAGGTCCTGATCAAACTTTATTATCTTTGATGGGTATTGTTGTTCAAGGCGCACAAAGATTTGCATCTATTGCTGATGCACAAGTTGGGGATATGAATCAACAAGCTGCGGTTGGTACAACAGTTGCATTACTAGAACGTGGCTCTAGAGTTATGTCTGCAATTCACAAAAGATTATATGTTGGTCTTAAAACAGAATTTAAATTATTAGCAGAAGTATTTAAAACTTATCTTCCACCGGTTTATCCTTATGATGTACCAGGAGCACGAAGAGAAATTAAAGTACAAGACTTTGACGATAGAATAGATATTTTACCAGTAGCAGATCCAAACATTTATTCTCAAACACAAAGAATTTCTATGGCGCAAATGCAATTACAATTAGCGCAATCAAATCCTAAAATGCATAACCTATATCAAGCTTATAGATCTATGTATGAAGCAGTTGGAGTAAAAAATATAAATGCATTACTACCTCCACCTCAACCACCACAACCAATGGACCCAAGTTTAGAACATATTTTGGCTATTAGCGGTAAACCTTTTCAAGCGTACCCAGGCCAAGACCATAAAGCACACATTGATGCTCATTTAAGTTTCATGTCTATCTCTATGGTACAAAATAATCCTATGGCTATGATGGCTTTACAAAAAAATATACTTGAACACATAAGTTTAATGGCACAAGAACAAATTCAATTAGAATATGTTGAAGAATTAAAAGAATTACAAATGATTCAACAACAAATGGCACCAATGATGCAAAATCCTATGATGATGCAACAAAATCCACAAGCAATGCAGATGCAACAACGTGTTCAACAGCTAACTTCTATAATGGAAGCTAGAAAAGCAGTGTTAATTGCAGAAATGACAGCTGATTATGCTAAAGAAGAAGACAAAATTAGCAGTGAAGTAGGTGGTGATCCATTACTTAAACTAAAATCTAGAGAATTAGACCTCAAAGCTAGAGCTGATCAAGATAAAAATGCAAATAACGAAGCAAGATTAGACTTAGACACTATGAGAGCTATGATGAACGACCAACAACACGATGAAAAGCTAGAACAGAACGAAGAATTAGCTGGATTACGTGCAGGAGTGTCAATTGCTAAACAACAAATGGCTGATCAAAGTAAAAGACACGATTTCGGTAGAAATTTTAAGAAAAATTAACTATAATATCATTAAGGAGAAACATTATGAGCAAAGATTGGACTAGAGGATCTAAATTTATGAACGA